TCGGCTGAACCCAAAAATGTTTCCAGGGAAATTTGCACCGTTTCGTAATCCGCAACGGCCTGAATGGCACCCTTTCCAAAATCCAGGGCACTGGCCGCAATCGAAATTCCCCCAAATGCGGCGGCGGCTCCAGCCAATGTTTTTTTCAACCCGCCAACTTGGGCCTCAACTTGCTTTGTGGCCGTTCCAACTGAACCCATGCCCGTTTTAATGGCATCCAATTCCTTGCGCAATTGCGCGGTGTCCGCTTGAATGCGGAACAAAACATTTTTAACATCCGCCATGGCTCAATGTGTTTTAACTGTTTATTTCATTTTTTCCAGTGCTTCATTTCGTTCATCCGCAATGCGGAAAAATGTGCTCAATGTTTGGTAATACTCATCCACACTTAACGCCTCCATTGCTTTCATTTCCGTAACGCGGTTTTCACAAATTAACTGGTTTGTGTAATTCAACTCATCAATGTATTTTCCAATTTCAACCGCCGCAAAAGGTTCATAAACCTTTGGTTTGCCTGGGCGTTTCGTTTCAAATAATCGTGAATATCTGTGTTTGATAATTCCGAATAATTTGTTGTTAATTGAAACGCCCTTGAAACAAAAAAATCCTTTAACTCCCCATTTGCGCGCAACCTTTCCATTTTCTTTTGTTTCCAAATTTCGGAAAAATCCCCCTCATCCTCACCCTCCAGGACAAAGTAACACGTTGCCAAATCCAGCATTGTTTGCTCCTCACCAATGTAATCCAGGCGAAATTTCAACTCCGTTAACAAATGGAACAACTCAACAATGTTTCCACTGTTGGCCTTTTGCTCCATGTTGGTAATAAATTCAACCAACACATCCTTTGTAACATTCATTTGAGCAAACCGCGTGGCCACCTCCGCGGCAATTGCGCGGCGTGCTGGCATTTGCATGGGGTTTTGGTATTCATACCATTTAACACCGCTTTGTTCAGTAAAAACCAAATTCAGCGGAATTTTTGAACCAGTAACAATTTGCACTGGCTCAACTGTTTGTTGTTGTTTACGTTTGAAAAACATTATTTTTTGGGTTTTGGGTTTGCTTTTTTCGCCTGGTTTATTGAGGCATTACAAATGGCAAATGCCGCCCCTTTGGCTTTGCCCTGGGCCATTACATCCTTAACGCAACGTTCTAATTTTGTTGGCATGGTTCAAATTGTTTTTTACTCATGCCAAAAATAAGAAATTTAACGTTGGTATTTTATGAAATCATGGTGAAACGTAAAAAGGTAATAACGGAAACAATCCAAAAGGTGTGTTGCCTGGGCGTTCTTTGTTTTCTCAATATCCCCCGTGGCGGTTGTTTCAACCGTTTGCAAATCATGAATTAAAAACTGGCAACTGGCATCAATGAACAACCCAGGGTGTTTTTCCAGCATGGAATTGCACAACACCCGTGAATTTTTAATTGAGGGGTTAACGCTGGGAACCTTAAATGCGCTTTTCGGCAAACCCAACTCCTCCTTTATTATTTGGTAAAAATTCAACGCGCCCTTTGTCATGGCTGAACGGTTGCCCCCGCTGGCATCCCCCGTTACAATAAAAAACCGTTCCCCAAATGCAACTTTAATGGCCTCACAAAGGTTGTAAATGTCCGAATTGCGCAACCTGAACTCACGCAAAATGTGTATTGTATTCCCCCAACTTTGGCCCGCCACACATGTAATGGGGTCAACGTTAAAATCAAAACTCAACAAAATGGGCTCATTGGGGTTTTCCTTTAATCCAGCCCTCACCGTTTTCATTTTATTGAACGCATAAGCAAACGGGCGTTCCACGGCCATAACATCCCAGTCACCGTTTACAAACACGGCTTTGGTTAACTCATCCAGGTTTTCCATTGCGGCCATGTACTCGGGCGGCAAATTGGGGTTATCTTGCATGAGCGCGCGCATGTAAAAATAATCTTTGCGCAATGTGCCGTTCAATGCTGGTTCATGGAACTTTGTTTTGGTGAAATTTTGGCTGGGGTTGCAAGTCAACAAAATAATCCTGGGCGGTTGTTTGCTGGCATCCTTAAACACATGGCGGCCAACCCTCAATTTGCACTTTTCAAATGTTTTTTCCTGGCATTCCTGGGCCTCCTCAATGAGGAAAAAATTGGTTTCCAGTCCATCAAACCGTGTGAGGTTTTTGTCTTGCACGTAATTTTCAGCGAAAAAATGCAATTCACTCCCGTTGGTAAACGTAACCACGCGGTCAGTATGGTTAAAACTTTTAATGAAACTTTTGGGGCACAACTTGAAAAACGTGGGCATGGTTGTGCGCTTTAATGTTGGCACGCTTTCCCTCACAACATGGCTTTTGCTCCCTGGGTAAACCCTGGCCAACAAAATAAGGGTTGCCAATGCAACATAACTTTTGCCCCCGCCCGCGGCTCCTCCAAATAAAAGGCATTCATATTTTCCCGAAAAAACGGCCTCAATGAACTCCTTTTGTTTGGCGTGCGGTTCAAACGCCACAATGCTCATTTCCTGGTATAACGGTTTATTGCCATGTATGAACGGTAATTGCGTTCAAAGTAATTGTAAACGCTTTCCCAGGTTTTCAGGTTTTGCCGTTCCGTTTGTTCCCCACGGCTCAACAATTCATGTTTTATTTCCGCAACCTTTCGGTTTACCCATGCAAATGCTTTTGGAACGGTTCCCAAATCCTCAATGAGGTTTTCAATTAGCATGTTAATTTCCGTTTCACTCATTTCCACGGTTGTTGTGTTGTTGCTTTCGCTCATGTTTTTTGTTTTGTTTAATTCATTGAAATACGGTAATACAACTCATCCAGCACCTCAACCCAAAATTGAGGTTGTGCCAAATAACCCTCCAGGGTGTTGCCGTTTTTGAACTGAATGCCTGAACTTGTTTTTTCAATGTTTTGAACGGCAATTTTAATGGCATTTTCAACACCGCCATGTTGTTCCAAAAACTCATTTACAAACTCATCAAACTCCTCCTGGGGCATGTTTATTGTATTCATGTGAATGTAATTATTTGTTCCCCAATTTTGAAAACCTGGGTTTCACCGCTTGTTTCAAATTGGTTTGTTTCCCCCCAGTTTGCTGGGTCAATTGTTTTTAATGCGAAAATAACCGCGGTTGCATTTGGCCCAATAAACCGTTTTTTGGTTTTGGTTTCAGTGCACGCCATGGCTCCCTTTCGCACCATTGTTTCAGTTTCCTCAACCCAGTAACCCATGAGCAAACGCCCCAGGCCATCCAACGCCTTTTCTCTCAACCCCTCCTTTCCAACTTTGCCGTGTTGTTCCTTTGCTTTTTTATATCGCGCGGAAATTTCGGCATTTTCATTGGCCCAATTCCAAAATGTACGCACGGCAATGCCATGTTCCTTACAACAACTTTCAATGGTCACGTTGCCGCTTTCGTACAATTCGCAAATGGCGTTGGCCTTTGCAATTCGCTCCTCAACCTTATCCTTTTTTGGAACGGTTTTTTTTGCTGGTTGCTTTGCTGGTTTCTTTGCCGTTTTCGGCCTGGCCTGGCCCGTTTGGTTCGTTTTCATTTTGCGCATTTATTTGAACATGTGCGTGTTCCGTTGTTGTTGTTGTTTGCGCAATTTCAGGTTCCTGGGTTTCCATACCGCAAACCGTGTTCAAAAATGCCTTTGGGTGTGGTTCAACCAGGGCGCGTTTGTTTATTCGCCCCCAGTGCTTACAATACTCAACCCAAACCATGTTGAATTTATTGGTTAACAAATTGCCCCTCAATTCAGGGTTTGGCAAATCATCCCCAACGTATTGCATGAAATTCCGCACCAGGGCATTCAATTCCTGGCTTATTTTCATTTGTTGCTGGGCAACATGGCGTTTTATTCCTCGGTTCATGGTTTTACAAATATATTAAAAATTCAAACTGGTTTGCCCCTCGGCTGCACGGCCAATGCGGAACAATTGCAATTGTTTTTCCGCGGTTTCCCTTATGTGCCTAATTGCATTTTCACGGCTCCTCAAACTTTCAATCCAGTCCTCCAATTCCTGGGGGGTTTCAGTTACAAAATACCCTTTGGAATTGGCAACCAAACCTGGCACCAGGTTGTTCAACCTTATGAACTGTATCATTTTGCGCACGCGGCTTTCCTTAAACCTCACACCGTAATGTGTCGCAAGGCCCTCAATAATTTGCTCCGCGGTAACAATGTTTTCCTTTCCGCGTTTCATTTCAAAACGTTTGGCAATAATGCCAACAAATTTTTCCTCATCCCCGTTTAACTCAACGGTGAAATCTTCAAATGTTTTTAACATGGTTGTTGTTGTTTTATGGGTTTTTATTGGTTTTGCATTTGGTTAACCAAATCCTCCTTTTGCTTTTGCCATTTGGTTAAAATGCGGTTCAGGGTTGCAATTTGGCTTTGCACCTGGTTAATTTGCCTTTCAACAAATTCCAACTGGGCACCCGCGTTTGGGTTTTTACGCTTAAAAATGTTCATGGGTTAAACCTCCTTTCAAATTCAGCCAATTGCGCATCCTCCTTTTTTA